GTTCCAAAGTCGTGTATACCGTTAAGAAGCTCCACCTTGAAGCTCGTACACATTGCTTGAGTAATAGCCATAATGGGCCTCTCCTATAGTTTACGGATAATGTTAGCCAACTCAGCGTGGCCTTGCTTTTGAAGTTCTGCACAAATAGTGGTTCTATCTGATTTGATAGCTTCTTTCATGTAGAACACTAAAACCTGTCTAATTTGTTCTTTAAATACCAGAGCCTGCGCTTTGACCTGCTCATCAGCGTCTTTACTGACATGCAGTAGTTTTTCCAAAGCACGATCTGCTAATTCTTCTGGCGTCCAACCACGATTACTGGTCGTGTGAACGTCTACCTTAAAACCGTTATTTAGTGTTGTTTGTACACCGTTTATCATGCTACGTCCCTAGTCACTTGCCCGTCACGATAAGCATCGCTTCGCATTTTTCCATCGCCGAGGTTCTTCAGTAAGGCTATGGCGTCTATGTACATCTTCTCGTACAGGCCCACCATGTCAGGTTCACCTTTCTGGAAGCGTATCGCTTCAACCAGAGCACCGTTCAACAACGCAGAATCAAATTCATCGCCGAGCCAAGTAGTTCCCGCAGTAACAATAGACTCTGGGTAGTAACCATAGTGAATTTCTACATCGTAATTGCTATCAGGAGTTGGGCCTAATATAAACGCTGTATTATCAAACCAACCATAATGCTTGGGCGTGCCAGTAGTTGATGGGTTTGGGTAGGCTTCCCGCATAAAATTAACATCTTTATCTAGCAGGTAGATGTAATTACCGCTGCCATCAATTACAGCTAACGAATAAACGTAAAGTAAATCTGTTGGGTAAACTAAATATTTGTTACCCGAAGTAGTGTTACCCGTCTGGTTTTTACGAAGCGCGGGAATCTGAACAGTGTTATATATTTTCTGTTCTGCTTGTTCTGCAAACATAGCATGTTGATCTGCCGTGAACGTCTGTTCGCAGATGTCTTCTACATTCGCTTTTAATTCGGTGTAGTTCACTACGCCATTGGCCCCCGTGCCATTGTGCCTTTGGTAGCCGCGCCAGTACCGCGAATCTTGACGCCGCTGGTCTTCATGTTGATAGGCTTGTTCACGTCTGTGCCAGCATCGTACATTATCGGCTGGTCAGGAAACTCAATAACCTTTGGTGCCTTCTTGCTTTCTCGTTTCATCTCGTAACTCCTAACTAGTTGTTACTGTTACCGTACCAACTTGGCCGGTCGCTTCTAAGTTATCGGGGGTTAGCCCATCGTTATTGTTAAACCCGACAGGGTTCCAACCCCACTGTATGTCTCTACTGGCCGCAAGCTCCGCGAAGTCTGGTCTTGGGTTACGTATTGCTTGCGGGTCATCTACTGGAAACTCACCCAACCTGTTCTGCGGGTGATCTGGGTTCCAGCATTCTGGACACGCTTTTAGTTCTGTTACCTCATTCTTTTTAACTAAGTTTCTAAGCTCTCTAAGTTCGTACTGAAACCCACATATGTCACATATAGCAAGAGCTTTAGCGCCTGAAGCATATTTGTAAGACATGCTTACCTCACAAAAGCAATGCGTGGTGTCAAACTAACAGAAGCCTTTTCTCTGTCCTCTTGTGCAGCTAAGTCAAACTGTCTTTCGTATTCTGTTTGCAGCATTGGTACACGAGGTGCCAATTCTGGGTCTTTCTGCGCTATGTAATACGCAAGCCCTGCAACTAGACAGGGCAGGAACCTGAAGTTCACATCCGGTGTTTCTACACCACTTCCCGCGTCCTGAATACGGCGCATACGCCAGTAAGTCAGTACATACGTGCTCGACGCATCAGGGACAGGCCATACAGTAGCCGTAGGGTTAGCTTGTCCACGGTCTATATAAAGCTGTATCGGACGGCCTTGGCTCAACTTGTTAGGGATACTAGCGTAAGTGGAGACACTTATTCGAGATATGTTGAGATCAGCTTGAGTAGTAACGTTGCCGCTACCAGTACGTATAACGTGCTCAAGCAAATCAATGGTATCCGCCGGTAGGTTATACGTCGCAGTTCCTTCAGTGAGGTTGACAGTGCCTTCCTCAATCGTCCACATATTGATGCCACGGTTCTGCCACTCGATAGTAAGAAGATTCATAGACCTACGTGCGGTACGCAGGTCATAACCCGAACGCATCTCACGGCCAGCACGTTCCCACGCTTCTTCAGCGATCTCCGTGAAGTCCATATTGAATGTGGCAGTACCGGAAGTAGCCATGTTTTATCGTCTCGAAGTCTTCTTCTTAGCTTTCTTCTTTTTCGCCATAGCCTTCTTAGCCATGCCGCCTTTACGCATCTTAGTCATACCTACGCCGCCACCGCCGCGCATTGCTCGCATACCTTTTTTAACACCTGCTTTTTTAGCACCGGGCATCTTGCAGTCTCCTATAAAAGTTTGTACGTAGTTCGTACATGTCAGCTACATCGTATTCTTGGAAATACTTATCATAATAACCAAGAGGTCTTAACTTCTCTGCGGCTTTCTCTAACTTGGATAACCGCTGCACAAACAACAGTGCGTATGCTGTATCTGTCTCACCCTCGAACGTACCATCATCTATCAGTTCGTTTGCTTCATCTTCAGGGTGAAAACCCATAACCCATAAGTCTCTATCTCTAAATACGTTGTTGGCTATTGCTTCGTTAACGTGGTCTACAAACTGATGGAACTCTTCTGGGTCTTCTATAAATGCTGTGTCAGCTATGATTACTAAGTCTTTTAGGTCGCTCCAGTTATGCAGTGCCATGTACAGTCTTTTGTAATCTTCTTCCTCAAACTTAAATACTATGTCTACTTTCTTTTCCTGCCATGCTGCCTTTGCGTAGGGGCATGGAGGTAAGTTGTTGAATTCTATACTATTTACTTCTAATGCTTGTTTTGACCAATCCTTTATTTCTTTAATTATGTCGTTGCGCTCAGTCCAAGTAATCATTTCTTTTTCTTAGCAACCTTTTTCTTTCTGCGTGCCGCTTCTACTCTTCTGGGCTTACCAGCAGGTTGCCCTAGTCTCTTCTTCTGCGCGATTCTTTTCTTTTTCTCTGCTGCGGTCATCTCACCAGAGGTTTTAGGGGTCTTACTGGAAACTCGTTTGGTGGGTCTACAGTAAGGCGTGCCCCTCTTTTCACCTTCTTTGCGTCCGCAGGCTTTCCCCGTGCGAACGTCTTTCCAATCTTCCTTAAACCAGCGTTTTAACGCTGCACCTTTCTTTGTCTTACGAACGGCCATCGTCTTCTTCATTTGGGTCTGATTGAGCCATCATTTCACCAACAATGTCTCCTTCACCTACAATATGTGCCGCAGAATCTTCTACAAAAGTGCCCATATCTTTAGAAATGCTGTGACCCTCTTCTTTCCAAACCTGACGATCTGTTTTCTTCATTGAGTGTTTGTCTTCACGAGCTTCTTTTCGAGTTTCACCACTCTTAATATCTTCTTTTTTCTGCTCACGAGCTTCTTTGCGATCTGCTCTGCGCTCTTTGCCGTGGTACTTATCGTCGTGATGCCCACTCATTTGTTACCCCAGTTCTTGGCACCGACTTTACGGCACTTAGCTATAGCACCTGAAGCATATGCAGAGGGGAACACCTTGTAACGCGACTTTACCTTGCGGTAACACGCATCTTTGGTAGAACCACCTTTACTAAAGGCTATGGGCCGTATCTTGCCCATACCTCTGCACTTCATCATCGCATAGTCCCTCTGGTTCTGCCGCGTTGAGCTATACCATCACGAGGGCATTTCTTCATGCCTTTGACGTTACCGCCTGAAGCCATAAAACCCATTTTATTCCGCACTTCTTCAGGCAGTTTGCCCAAAGAACCTTTTTTATCTTCAGGTACTTCTTGCATCAGACCACCTCCTGCAAAACGGCCTCTGTCGGCCTCCATGTACTCGCGCCCTACACTCTGCGGGACGCCCGCTTTACTGGCAAACTCCGGGTTATTAGCCACTGCCGCCATAAACTTGTGCTGCTTCTTGGACTTGCTAGGCATTACCACTTAACCTTATCGGCCCAATAAGCTGCGCTCATCTTACCTTTGGCAATATTCTTGCCGTGGCGGGCCTTAAACGACTTGCGCTTCGCCTTCATCCGTGCAGACTCACCTTTCTTGGGTTTTCCAGCCGTACCCGAAACGGTTCCGACCTTCTTGCCTTGCTGTCCAAAACGAATGATCTTCTCCTTCCCGCCCTCACAAGCCTTCACAATGTGGGACTTTTTAGGGTGAGAAGGAGTACGACGCGGCTTGTTACAAGCCATTTTCTTCTTGTCTACTGGTTTAGCCACAGAACACCGTCGCGTTAGTGATGTTACTCAGAGTCATTATTGTGAAATCACTCTTACTGTTGCTTCGCTGTGTAAGTATTCCCTGATCTGGGATTGTTACACTGTCAGAAAAAGACGCTGCCGAAGTCGGTGTGTCTATCTGAAGCAGCAAAGCCCCACCAGTGCTATTCACATTAAATTTAATAGACCCAGCAGATGCAGTACCTACATAGTAAAGACTCTTGATTCTCGTGCGCCCGAAAGCCAGAGAACCTGTAGTTCCTATGCTTACAGCGCCAGCAGAAGCTGCATCTATCGAAATACTCTCTATACGAGTGTAAAAATTCGTAGATGAGGTAGTGCTGGCGTTAGAACCAGATACAGTTTCAGTAGTAGAAGCGCCAGTTAAGTCACCAACCTTAATGCCTGTAATGGTGAAAGTACGCCCCGCATCTGAACCAGCACAAGTAATCAATATCTTATAGCCAGTACCAAAAGGACTGACATCATTAGTAAGTAGCGTTATATCCCCCGCACCACCAATCGCGCCTGATGCTTTGAGCAACGTGGCACTGGTAGACGGAGTAATGGCGAAAATATCACCTTGGGACATAAATCACCTCTCTATCAAGACAGGTTATTGTTAGGCACGTAAAGTACAGTTACCTGTGCTGTACCTTCTGTAGCGGCGGTTCCGGTCTGATTGAAAGTAGCGGTTAGGGCTACATCAGAAGTACCAATATCTACAAGGTTGCCTATCTGAGAAACGTCAGAAGTAGCTCTCAAACGACCTGCGGAGCTTACGTCCAGAGCATCAGCGTATTGATCTGCGGTAGTGCCATCACCCAAATCAAGAGTATTAGTAGTACCAGCGTCAAAAGCAGTGCTGACATCTACATAAATTTCAACGATTTGACTGTTTGCTGGCAGGGTTCCAATAACAGTTTCTGTGCCATCAGCAGCAAAAGTAACTTGCTTGGACTGAGACATAACACCGTAGCCAGTAGCAGTAACTCCGCCAGTGGTGGTGTTTTCTATAATCGATTGGAAGCCGTCTTTAGACCGCACTGGGCCTGAGAAAGTAGTATTAGCCATATGTATCTCCTGTCGTGGCTAGTGTCAGGTACGGAATGCACCTGTCAGGGATAAATTGATATTACATAAAAGAAAAGGGGGGTACAAGACCCCCCTTTCAGTTCACCTCTTAGCTTGCGCCGGGTGATCCGAAGATGCCCAGTGGGTCAGATACGCCGAAGCTGTATCGCTCACGAGCCTTATATCGGCTGTTGCCTGTGTCAAAGTCTGCATCCATGCTGGTTTGCATAGGAGTACGGACAAAGTGCTTCAGGCCGTTTGGAACGTCAGTCATCAAGAACCAAGCGTTGGTATCAGTCAGATAATGGTTAACAGTGTAACCTTCTGGGATTGATCCCATGCTACGCATGGCGTTGATGTCGTTATCAGCAGTAGCTGTACGCAGCTCGGTTTCGAGCAGGCGAGTCGCCACAAACTGAAGGTCTGGTGGAACAACCAGCTTACGAGGCTTGGCTGCGATCAACAGACCACGCTCATCAGTCCAACCAGCAATCTGAATAATCGCGGCTTCCAGAGAAGTCTCGTTCAGATCAGCGCCAGTTGCAGGCTCATTAGAGTTGGTACCACCAGACACCAGAGGGTGTGCAGTAGAACACAGCTCTACACCGTCGCCGTAAGTTACTGTGTTATCGAACGCATTGTTCAGGATAGCAGCAGCTTTAACTTGCTTGGTGTAAGCCATAGCGCGGGCAAGTGCCTTGGTATAACGAGAAGACAGAGAATCGTACAGGTTGTCCTCAATAGCCTCTTCGGTTACTGAGAAGCCCATAGAAATTGTCTCGTGGTTATATCGAGCAGTCCACGCTTCTTGGGCGTTGTCGTATGCAATGGCTGACCCTTCGTTCTTGACGGGGGCGGCACCAAAGCCAGACAATTTAGTTTCTTCTTCAAAAGAACGATCTGAGCTTTCAGTCTCGAAAATCTCAGCGTGCTCTTCACCATATTTCTCATACTCCATGCCAAATAGGGCATTTAGGCCCGGTAGGAGTTCTTTGAGTAATTGCGCTCTTGAAATAGCCATGTCTCAATACTCTCCTTAAATACCGGTCTGGTTAGTATAAGAGTGCTGGCCGGGGTTGAACTTAACGATCAAATCCGTAGCAGCATCGCCAATTGATGATCCCGGTGCGTCAACAAAGTCAACAATCCGGAAAGCCCATGTAGCAGTAGCCGCAGTAGTAGCAGACACAGCAATATCGGAATTACCAGTAGTGGTGCTTCCTGTGCTGGTAGACTGTACTTCAGCCAAATGCACATTTTGACCCAAATCAGCTTGAGTTACAGCGCCATCGGCCTGAACTTGGAACAAGCAATCTGGATCATCCACAATATAAGCCATAGCGTCAGAAGCTACAGTGCTGGCGGGCCAATACTGGCTAAATAGCTTTTGCTTAGAATTGGGATCAGTGTAAGTGCAACCTACGAACACGCCGACAGTACCGGCGGGGAAAGTCGTAGAGTCGTCACCGTTTGTAGTCACTATCTCGATTGTGCCACCAGCAACAATAGCTACAATTGTGCCATTGAAAATGTTGGTGCCATAACCAGAAGCGATCTTAATCTGACGGGTAGAACCAGCGTAAGGCTGTCCTCCGATCAGATTTAACGGCTTAAAGCCGTATGGGGCAGCAGAAGATGCCATGATAGACTCCTAATTATCCTTTACCGAAAGTAACCGTCGATTTCCTATCGTTAAATATAGGCATACGAGGATCACTTTCACGCATTAAGTTGTGGTCAACAGACTGCATCTGAGCAGCGGTTTGCTGCTTATAGTAATCGTTGCGTTCTGCGACCATCTCTTCTGGGGCTTTGCAGAGCATGAGTCCACCTATCACGATATTATCTTTAAACCTGTCGTCAATAATCGCGTCAGTAAATATCTCAGGGTGAGCATCAGCCCTTACAGGCTCCCAGCCTTCACGTAATTTAGAAGAAACATTAGTGGCGTCAGAGACACCGCGTGTAGCTACCCGAATCCAGCGATACACGTAACCATCTTCTGGTGTAGGGTTAGGCAATACTTCTGGCCTAGTCCATGCCTTCTTACGGGTACTTGTTTCTCTAGTTTCCTGCTCTCGCGGGGTACGTAGTTCATTTTTAGCCATTTTGTCTCCTCGCTAGGTCAGCAACCTGTTGTGCGTACTTTTCCAGTGGAACTCCAAGTTTTTTCGCTATAGCAATTTCTGATTGCTTAAGTCTAATTTTACTAGACGCTGTGCTCCGCGTAGCGGGTGCAACCACATTGCTAGGTTTAGCTTTTGGAGTAACCTCCGGTTCGTCGTCTATCCCGTCATCAAAGTAGCCGGGGAATACTTCTCGCATACGAGAGTCAATTTTCTCGTAGTATTCGTCAGAGCGGGGATCAATCCCGTATTCTTGAGTCAGTTTATCGTGCACCCCTAAAGCGAAAGCAGTCATTTCTCTATCGCGTTCAGGGCCGTTACCAAACCACGGGTTATTATCCCGCCATGTTTGGCCTTTTTCGTCCCGCTCAACTTGTTGTGGTTGTGCAGGTTGATTTTGCCGTTGTACTTGATTAGTCGTTGTTTGTAAAGAAGTTTCCGTAGGTTGTTCAACAGGTTTAGGTTTTAAACCGTTAACTTTTTCCATACGGATTTGAGCAGTGTTTAACGCCTGTTGCGCTTCCAACACTGAATCAGGCTCTCCAGACTGATATGCCTGTCGGTATTTCTGTTGAGCTATAGCTAATTCAGACTCAACTTGCTTTCTTGCAGACTCAATCAGAGCGTTGTGACTTTGGGTTGTTTTACCTTTAAGTTGTTGATTTTCCTCAACTAACTGTCTTGCATATTGCTCTAAAGCCTCACGTTCGCGTTGCGCTGCTTCTTTAGCCCTACGTTCATCATGGTACGTTTTAGACAACGCTTTTAAGCGTTTTTGTACTTTTTTACCGTAGGTCTGTAGCTCTTCATCAGTAACATCTTCAGGCGGAGAAGGCTTCTTACCTCGATCTTGAGGAGGGGTATCATCCTCTACCTCGATCTCGATATCACCCGCTTGTATGGTAGTTTGCTCCTTCTTTTTAGAAGGAAGGTCTATTGTTTCACGGCCTACAGCCCCCTCTACTTCTACATCAGGAGTTTCAGGCTCTTGTTCAGGTATGTCCACTTCCTGTAGGTTTTTTTCCTTATCAGGATCGGGGAACTCATATTCCACTTGTTGCATTGGCATAATCTAGTCCTCAAGCACGAGTCAATTTACTCGGATCGTCAATAACAGCCTCAATCGAATCGTCGTTCATCAAACGATATTCAGCCTTACCAA